CAATGCTTAACAGCATTGACAAATAAACTATACTATGTTAAATTATAATATGAAAGAGGTGATTAAATTATGAATCTATCAAGTGATACGGTTGCTGTACTAAAAAACTTCTCTGACATTAATCAAAACATTTTGGTTAAGCCAGGAAATAAAGTACAAACAATCTCAACAATGAAAAATATTTTAGCAGAAGCTGAAATATCAGAAAAGTTTGATAGCGAATTTGCTATATATGATCTACCAGAATTTTTAAGAGCAGTTGAGTTATTTCAAAAGCCTTCTCTTAATTTTAACGGTGGTTCAAATGTACAGATTGCTGATAACAATTCTAAACAATCAATTAAATACTTTTTTGCTGACAAGTCTGTTATTGTGGCGCCTACTAAAAACATCACAATGCCAGATAAAGAAGTTACTTTTACTTTAAAAAAAGATGACTTTGCCAAACTTCAAAAAGGTGTTACAACATTAAATCTACCAGACGTTGCTGTAAAAGGTGATGGTAAATCAATTACATTGGTTGCTACAGATAAAAAGAATAAATCATCAAATGATTATTCAATATCTGTTGGTGAATCTGATAAGAAGTTTAATGCTTACTTTAAAGCAGAAAACTTTAAAATGGTATCAGATGATTATGATGTTGCTATTTCTAAACAAAAGATAAGTCATTTTGTTAATAGAAACAAACCTATACAATATTGGATAGCATTAGAACCCGACTCTGAATTTTAAGGGAGGTTGTAATGTCTGATTTTTTATGGGTTGAAAAATACCGTCCTAAGAAAATTAGTGAGTGTATTCTTACACAAGACTTAAAAGAAACATTTACTAACTTCATTAAACAAAAAGAAATACCTAATCTACTATTATCTGGTAGCGCTGGTATTGGTAAAACTACCGTAGCAAAGGCCTTATGTGAGGAAATTGGTGCTGATTATATTATCATTAATGGTTCAGACGAGGGCCGTCATATTGATACATTAAGACATCAAGTTAAAAACTTTGCCTCAACGGTATCTCTTACCGAAGAATCTAATCATAAAGTTGTTATAATAGACGAGGCAGATTATATGAACGCTGATAGTGTTCAACCTGCTTTAAGAAACTTTATAGAAACATTTTATAAAAATTGTAGATTTATATTTACTTGTAATTTTGTAAACAAGATTATACCAGCTTTACATAGTCGTTGTACCGTAATTAACTTTTCTATCACAAATGGTCAGAAAGTAAAGACGGCAATGGCCTTTATGAAACGAGTTGAAGGCATTTTAAAAGATGAAAAGATTGACTTTGAAAAGAAAGTCTTATCTGAACTAATACAAAAACACTATCCAGACTTTAGAAGAATATTAAATGAGTTACAAAGATATTCTGTTAGAGGTAAAATTGATAGTGGTATCTTGTTTAGTATGTCAAATGAGAACATAAAAGAACTCACAAAGTCATTAAAAGAGAAAAGATTTAATGATATGAGAAAATGGGTTGTTCAAAACCTAGACAAAGAGCCTTCTCATTTATTTAAAACCATCTATGATTCTCTATATTCTAGTTTAGATACAAAGTCTGTTCCACAGGCCATATTAATTCTAGCTGGCTATCAATATAAATCTGCTTTCGTGGCTGACCAAGAAATTAATATGGTTGCCTGTTTAACAGAAATTATGGCTAGTTGTAAGTTTAAATAGACTAAATATGAAAAAGAGAAACCCATTAGCACTTGAATTGAGATCACCAAAGTACAAAGCAAGAGTGGTGAAGCCCAAAAAAGGTAAGGGTAGTTTTAAAAGGAATAAGAATGGCAAGAAAAACAATGTTTAGAAAGTTAATCGTTAAATTGAGAATGTGGTACGCTGATATTAGAGGTCACCACGGTAAAAGATGGAATTATGAACCTGGCGATTGGTATATGGGTAGACATAATAAAAAGAAATAATGTACGAATTGAAAGATTATCTCAATGCTATTAATTTTAGCAAAGAGAAGTTATTAGATACAGATGATATAATGTGGGAAAAGAAGTACCCACCTTATATAATCAACAAATGCCTATCAATGCATTATGATTGTATTGCTCAGGCTAACGAAATTAACGGATTTCACTTTCTTCCAAAGAAGATACAATTTCATTTTTTGATAAATAGTATCCGAAAGAGAAAACGATTTGGCGGTAAATGGTTATCATCTACCAAATTGAAGAATTTAGAGTATGTAAAAAATTATTATGGATATAGTAATGAGAAAGCTAAACAAGCTCTCAACATACTAAACGACAAACAAATTGAAGAAATTAAATTGTCCTTGAATAAGGGCGGGAGAAAAAGAAAATGAGTGAACAAGAAATACAATGGTCGCCAGAAAGTATGTTAGAAGTAACAATCAAACAGCCAGACGACTTCCTAAAAGTTAGAGAAACTTTAACAAGAATCGGTGTAGCATCCAGAAAAGATAAAACACTATATCAATCTTGTCATATTTTACACAAACAAGGTAAATACTTTATAACACATTTTAAAGAACTATTTGCTTTAGATGGCAAAAAGGCCACATTAGTTGAGAACGATATTCAAAGAAGAAATACAATAGCAATCTTATTACAAGATTGGAACTTAATTGATATAGTTGAAAAAACAAATGTTGAAAACAAGGCGCCATTAAGTCAAATTAAAGTATTACCATTTAAAGAGAAAAAAGAGTGGACGCTATCAGCTAAATATAATATAGGTAAAAAGGTTGAAGAAAAAAAAGAGGATGTAAAAGATAGCGACAATGGAAGTACCAAAGTTTAAAGAATTTATTACAGAAACAGATATAGGTCGTAAAGATAAACCTATGACCGTAGCTATTGTTACAGTAGCAGATTCAAAAGATCCTAAAGAAAATACAACTGCTGATCTTATAACTAAAGCGTGTAAGAAAAAAGGCATTAAATGTATTATTGTAAATACTAAATCTACAATCATAACTCAAAAAGACGAAGACAAAAACACTTTAACTGTTTACAACTATGATGGTAAACAAGCTGAACACACTTTTACAGGTAGAGATACCGTTTGTATAGTTAGAGGTGGTGCTTTAGAAGATGAGGCAGGATTATCTATTATATCTGCTTTTCAAAACTCACAAGCATTTATGATGAACACAAGAGCGTCTATGCTAACTTGTGACAATAAATTAACAACAGCTTTACTATTTGAAAAGTATGGTCTTCCAACACCAAGAACAGCATACATTTCAAACGAAAACAATATTAAAACTGCTTTAGATATGATTGGTGCTAAATTTCCAATTATTCTAAAGACATTAACAGGAACACAAGGCGTAGGCGTTATCAAAATAGAAAGTTACGAAGGCCTTGTGGCTACTGTACAGGCAATGTGGAAATTAGAAGCTGAACTTTTAATACAAGAATATATGCCTAGTGATTTTGATGTAAGAACTTTTTGTATTGACAATAAAATATTTGCTAGTACAAAGAGAACTCATAGTAGTTATGACTTTAGGTCTAACACACACAGAGGTGCTGAGGCAGAGCCATACATTTTAAGTAAAGAAGAAAAAGAAATAGTATTAAAAGCGGCTAGAGTATCCAGAGCATATATGGTTGGCGTTGACCACATTATACACAAAGGTAAACCATATCTATTAGAAATTAATGGTAGTCCAGGATCAGGTGCTGATTACGAGGGTTACCAACACAAAGATTATTATTCAGATTCAGAACCATCTGGTAGAATAGATGGCGAAGAAATGATGTCAAACGTAATAGATTGGGTAAAAGACAGAGCTCATTGGGATAGACAATCACTTATAGAATGTGGTTGGTTAGAAACGGTAGATTTAGATGAAGTAGGTAAAGTAAGATGTAAGTTTGATACAGGTAACGGTTCAAAGGCCTGTGCTTTACACGCCGATAAAATTTTAGAAGATGGTAAGATTGTTAAATGGAAATACAATGGTAAAACTTTTACTAAACCTAGACACGGTACAAGTAAAGTATTCAGAGCAAATGCTGAGGGAGAAGAGCCATCTGAAACACGACCAACAATTCTTTTGGATATTACATTTAATGGTTTCACGTATAAAGATATAGAAGTAGGTTTAGATCAAAGACCAAGATCAGGTTCAGACTTATTAGTAAACAGAGATTTAATGCGATTAATGAATATTAGTGTCAACTCTAATAGAACATTTGTATTAAGTAAACGATTGAAACCGGTAGAAAAAGACGGTAAAAAGACTAAAGTTGGCTTTGAAAAGAAATAACATTGCCTTTACTAGGTAATTGTGTTATATTATAAACAATAAGGAGAAATATTATGTCAAGTGAAATTAAGATGTTAAGACTATCTACTGGCGAAGATGTTATTGCTAAAGTAGGTGAAAACGACCAAGGTATAAGTTTAAACAAAGCTTTTGTAATTATACCTCAACAAATGGGTCCAGGAAAACCAGTACAATTGATGATGTCATTGTATAATGCTTTTGGTAAAAGTGAAACTATTACAATATCAAAAGATAAAATTGTTTTTATTACTGAACCTAAAGATGAGATATTAAAATCTTACGAACAAAATACAAGTAGAATTATTACTTCAACACCTGGTTTAATTACAGAAAATACAGTACCTAAACTTTAATGATTACGGTCTATTTTATGAGAGGACAGGAAAAGATTCCTGTTCAAGTTGAAGAAGGTATGTCCTTGATGGAGGCGGCTAGAGATTTTGCTAAAACATCAATAGATGAAATACCTGCTGATTGTTCAGGTTGTTGTGCCTGTGCCACTTGTCACGTTATTATAGACAGAGAATGGATAGGTAAAGTAGGTGAGGCAGATTATGATTCTGCTGAAACAGAATTAATTGAATATGAAAAAAACTATGATCGTATGAGAAGTAGATTAGCTTGTCAAATTCAATTAGAAAAAAAACATAATGGTTTGATAGCACATTTGCTTGATAATCATAAATTGTAAGGGGGATTAGCTCAGTTGGGAGAGCGCCTGATTTGCATTCAGGAGGTCGCAGGTTCGATTCCTGTATCCTCCACCAAAATTTATTATGAACTTTTATAAATCAGTTATTGAACACAGAGGTAAATTACTTGTTCGTGGTATTCACGGCGGTAAAGACTATAAAGAAAAGATAGACTTTGGTCCTACTTTGTATGCTTTAACACAACAAGAAACTGAATATAAAAATTTACAAGGTCAATATCTAAAATCTATTACATTTAAAAACATAGAATCTGCTCGTAAGTTTAGACGAGAAGTTGTAACACAAAACTCGCCAATCTATGGACTTGAAAGATACCATTATCAATATATTGGTAAAGAGTTTACTAAAAATATACAATGGTCAAAAGAGTTTATTAAAATCTTTACACTTGATATAGAGACTAGTTGTGAAAATGGTTTTCCAGATGTAGAAAATCCTATTGAAGAACTACTTTGTATTACAGTTAAAAATCAAACTAACAAACAGATTATTACTTGGGGTGTAGGCGACTTTAAGACCGATAGAACAGATGTAACTTATGTGAAATGTAAGAATGAAAAAGAACTTATATTTGAGTTTATGAAATTCTGGTTAAAAAATCATCCAGATATTATTACAGGTTGGAATACAAAGTTTTTTGATTTACCTTACTTAATGAATAGAATTAAACTAATAGCTGGTGATAAAGTTGCTAGTAGAATGTCGCCTTGGAATTTAATACAAAGAGAAGAAATACAAGTAAGAGGTAGAACTCAAACTGTTTATGACTTATATGGTATTACTAATTTAGATTACCTTGACTTATACAAATGGTTTATACCACAAAGACAAGAGAGTTATAAACTTGACTTTATTGGTCAACTAGAACTTGGTCGTGGTAAAGATGAAATGCCATACCCTACATTTAAAGAATGGTACGAGAAAGACTTTCAATCATTTGTTGATTACAATATACAAGACGTAGAAATTGTTGATGGCCTAGAAGATAAACTAGGTTTAATTGACCTATCATTAACTGTTGCCTATGAAAGTAAAGTAAACTATGGTGATATATTTTCACAAGTTAGAGTATGGGATACTTTGATAGCAAATCATTTAATGAAAAAAAATATATGTGTACCTCCTAGAGAAGAACATATAAAAGAGACGAAGTATGAAGGCGCTTATGTAAAAGAGCCTCAACTTGGTCAGCACAAGTGGGTTGTTTCGTTTGATATTAACTCCCTATATCCACATATTATCATACAATATAATATTTCTCCAGAAAAGATATTAGGCGTTAAATCATCTGGCGTTTCCGTAACAAAGATGTTATCAAACCAAACACCACTTGCTCATTTAAAAACAGAGGGTGCTTGTATTACACCTAATGGTGCTATGTTTAAAAACGATAGTCAAGGTTTCTTACCTGAAATGATGGAAACAATGTACAATGAGCGTGTTATTTACAAGAACAGAATGTTAAAAGCAAAACGAGAATATGAAAAAACTAAAGACCCTAAACTTGTAAAAGAAATATCTCGTTGTCATAATATACAATGGGCAAGAAAGATTGCCTTAAACTCAGCTTATGGTGCTGTTGGTAATCAATACTTTAGATATTATGATGTAAGACAGGCAAGTGGTATTACAACTGCTGGTCAGTTTATTATTAGATTTATAGAAAGCAAAGTTAATGAATACTTAAACAGAATATTACAGACACACGACAAGATAGATTATATCGTGGCCTCAGATACAGATTCAATTTATGTTACACTTGACAAGTTAGTAGAAAAAACTTGTGAGGGTAAAACTAATGACCAAATATGTAATTTTATTGACAAGGTTGTTGGCAGTAGAATAGAACCATTTTTAGAAAAATGTTTTGGTGAATTATCTGATTACACAAATGCCTTTAAAAATTGTATGGTGATGAAAAGAGAAGTTATCGCCGACAAGGGTATTTGGGTGGCCAAAAAGCGGTATATGTTAAATGTACTAGATGAAGAAGGCGTGAGACTCTCTGATCCAAAGTTAAAACTTATGGGTATAGAAGCTGTCAAGTCTAGTACACCGCAGGTCTGTCGTGGTAGAATTAAAGAGGCGATTAAAATTATTATGTCTAAAGAACAATCAGACTTACATAAATTTATTGCTGACTTTAAAAAGGAGTTTTTAGAACTACCTGCTGAGGCAATATCGTTTCCTAGAAGTTGTAATAATATTAAAAAATATAGAGACAATAATAGTGTGTTTATCAAAGGTACACCAATACACGTTAAAGGTGCTTTGATTTACAATTATCAACTAAAACAATTTAATCTAGGTAGAAAATATCCTTTTATACAAGATGGTGATAAGATTAAGTTTCTTAAATTATTAGAGGCAAATCCATTTAAGTTTGATGTAATAAGTTATATGACAAAATTACCAACAGAATTTAAATTAGAACAATACATTGATTACGAACTACAATTTGAAAAAACATTTTTAGATCCAATGAGATTTATATTACAAGCAATAGGTTGGAAACACGAACCAACAGCAAATTTAGAGGCATTTTTTGGATGATCACTACCATACTTTTATCATTAGTTTCGGTTCATTGGGGCTTCGCTACAGGAGCTATATTAGCTACCAGAACAGATTGGTCTTTACCAAAATTTTTAATTATAGTTTTACTTATAAAAATATTTACATTTTCTTATGTTACCCAATAAAAAATATAGTATAATTTATTCTGACCCACCTTGGACATTTACAACAAGGTCTGATAAAGGTAAAGGTAAAAGTCCAGAAAATCATTATAGTTGTATGTCATTAAAAGATATTTGTAATCTACCAGTAAATAATATTGCTGAGAAAGATTGTGTATTGTTTATGTGGGTTGTTGACCCTTTATTACATAAAGCATTTGAAGTCATAAAGGCCTGGGGCTTTGAATACAAAACGGTAGCGTTTACGTGGGCAAAACAAAATAGAAAATCACCTGGTTTTTTTACAGGTTTAGGATATTGGACTAGAGGTAATCCTGAAATGTGTTTACTAGCAACTAAAGGCAGACCAAAAAGAATTAGTAAATCAGTAGCACAATTAGTCGTAGATATTCGTAGAGAACATAGTAGAAAGCCAGATAGAATTAGAAACGATATAGTAAATCTATGCGGTGATTTACCTAGAATAGAATTGTTTGCTAGACAAAAAACTCAAGGCTGGGATGTATGGGGGAATGAAGTATGACGGTTACGTTAGCAGTAGGTTTAAGTTTGATACCTATAATATTAATAGTTGGATTAATGGTGATGTGGAACAATGAAGACCCTAAATAGAGAACAGGCACTATATTGTGCTAAAATATTTAACGATTATTTTGGCCAGTTTAATAGAATAGATGAGTATATGAGAGATCAAAAGATGTCTCAACTTAATGATACAATATCTGCCAGTTTACCTGGTATGGGGCCTGAAACAGAAATATTTGATAACTTTGATATGAGTCCACAAGATATGGACTTTGAGATTACAGAGCCAGATAATACAACATTTGATTCATTTTTAAATCTAATATCTTCACATACTAATATGTCAAGTGTGCCTGGTAAAAATTTAAAGATAGGTGTAAAAGAAAAGAACACTAATAAGTGGGTAGGTTTTATTAGATGTGGCTCGCCAGTTATTAATATGAAACCAAGAAATGTTTTATTAGGCAATGTACCAGAGTTGGTAACATTTAATAAAACTTCTATTATGGGTTTTGTAATTGTGCCATCACAACCATTTGGTTATAATTATCTTGGTGGTAAACTATTGGCTGCCATATGTTGTAGTCATTGGGTAAGAGAAAAATTAAATGACAAGTATGGTATGAACTTATCATTATTTGAAACAACAAGTTTATATGGTAATAGTAAATCATCTAGTCAATATGATGGTATGAAACCTTATTTAAGATATAAAGGCCTAACTGATAGTGACTTTATACCTTTAATACACGGTAAACCTTTCCACGACTTATCATCTTTTGTTCAACAACACATAGGCAAATTAATTAAAGATGACGCCTCTAGTAGAAAGTTAAAATTAACACAAGCTATTATAGGTTTAGTTAAAAGAAGTTTAGACGGTAACGATTTAGATATGTTTAATACAACCATTGTTAATGCTAAAAAATTAACAGAAAGAAAAAGATATTACAGTTGTAATTATGGTATTAAGAATTATATAGATATTGTAAATGGTAAAACAAAAGACATTATCAAAGAC